CTGCTATGCAGCGGTTGCATCGCTCTCATTGTCAAGAGCAAGCTCGCAAGCCGTAAACATCATCTCGATCTTGAGCATGGTCTTACGATCTTCGGGAACGTATTTTTCTATAATATCGACCAGCGTGCTTTCGAGATAACCAGCAGCATAAGCGTAGCCTTTACGCTTGGTCAGGGCTTTGGTCAGCTTGTTCACAGTGTCTTTGGTATCGCTCATGTTTATCTCCTTAGAGGTTACAAGCTTTGAAGAAACGGTTCACGTCGAACCGCGGGTTCATCTTGACACACGCAGCAGCCACAGCCGCGGCCGCGTTGAGTCGAGTTTCTGCATTGATAAGCTTGGCAATTTCAGCGGCGAGCATTTCAAAGTCTTTCTTAGTCATACTTATCTCCTTAGCGAACGTCAGTGTTGAGCTTTGGCTTGAGCGTGCGGATCAATTCACGCTCACGCTCATGTGCAGCGGGTTTGCCGCGTACTACTTCAAGGACTTCTACTTCAAACGCATCAGGACCATATTTGCGGATCGCTCGGCAGAGTGTCCAGTCACGACCCTCAGTGAGGGCGCGAGTGACGTGTTTACGCCAGCGGCGCTTCAAGGACTTTACGGGAGAGCGATCCTGGACATAGGTGACGCCTATGTATTCGAGCTTGCCTACAGTCAAGCTATAGACAATGTGGTTACGGTCAAGACGACGCTTTCTCTTCATCATGTGGATAGGATATCATGATTGGAGATGAGTACAAGGACAATCCGTAGCCAAGCTTGTTAGACTTTAGTCTAACGTTGCATTTATATCACTGTGACATTCTTGCAACACCTTGTTCTTGGCTTTACGAGAATATATCTTCTTGGACTTGACTATGCGCTGGTGAAAGAGCGCATTGGAGAGAGCCATGGCTGACTCACTTCTTGGACTGTACGGCAGTCTGGTAGGGTTTAAAGTTCGTCTCCGTGATGCTTTGGGCACGTTCTCTGACCTCTTCTAGATTGACCTCAGGGACTTCAATCAAATCAACGTTCCGAGCCCAAGCCCAGACCACGTCACGATAGTTCTCATAAACTCGGCCGTTAGCCGCGGGCACCTTGATCTTAACGTCAGAAGTCGCAATGCCGAGCTTTAGCTCCATATTTGAGCGGTAGCCAGTCTGATAAGGTCGCTGTATGGCGACAACGACCTTACCCTGGACACCCTTGGACGCTCGTCCGCGCGCGACCTTTACGACAGAACCCTTATCGATACGACCAGCTTCACTCTCAGCCTCAGTCAAAGCCTCTGCATAGGCTTGAGCGTAGAGAAAGTTCTTGACCTTAGCCATGACTTCAGGAGTCGCATCAATTGTTACATTACTGACCCGCGACACTTGCTTGATACGCTGATCAGCCTCGTCCCAGTAGGACGCGAACGTAGCCGGAGCCCATTCATCAAACATGACCTGAACAGAACCCTGCCACTTGTCGAGAGTAGCACCGTCGGCGATGGTCTTGACCTCGCGGTCATACTTACGGGTTTCAGTGTTGAACGTCTCGGCGATATAGCTTATAGCCATGTTTAAGTTCCTCTGTCGTTCTCTTGATCCCTTTATATGAGGTCTCCGAATAAAACGCAAGGATAATCCATTGTCAAGCTTATTAGACTTTAGTCTAATGTGTTCTACAATAGTCTAGCTTAAGCTACTTACGACCGTAAAACTCATCGCGTTCGTCATAATCGTCGGTATGCTCAGTCCAAGCTTTCTTCCAATTCTTGGTTTCGCGCTTGGGTTTATGATCAGACTTAACCCTCTTGATCTTATCCTTACCGCGTTCTTCATACCACTCATAATCATTTAGTTCTTCAACTTCAAAATGCTTCTGTTTCATTCGTCTTGCTCTTCACCCATTCTAAGACCAATGCGTTTTGCTTTTTTACACCAATCAAGAAACTCAGTGTCGTGATCTACTTTACGCCAACCAAGTTTAGTATATTGCCAGTGATGAACCATTTCATGAGCGAGACATTCAACGAATAGTCTCTTAGAAGGATAAACCTTGTTCATTATGATTTTCTCTGGCATGTCAGGCATTCTAGGGAAATACTCATAGTATGCCCAACATTTTCTAAGCCGCTTAAACTCGAAAGGTACAGGCGGCAGTTCTTCGTTAAACAGTTCTTTGTTGATAAGACTGAACCAAAACTCACAGTCTTCAACGGTTGATACGTATTTGTTTTGTGCATGTTCTTCTAGTAGTCTTCTAAACTCCGTAGTTTTCCTTCTTTTTGCCATATATACCCCTTGTTTGATTGGAGCATAATCTAAAACAAATCAGGGAAAGCCTCTTTAACGATCTCAGCGTTCAAGTTTTTAACCTTTTGCTTCTTGAGCAACATATTCATGAATACTTCAGCCTCGCGCTTTTCAAGAGCTTCGAGTATCTGAATTAGAATGTGTTCTCTTCTCTTAGGTGAAAGATTTGGTGAAGCTTTAGGATTGTTCTCTTCGAACAAATAAACTCGACCTAGTTCTTGGTGAATGGACGTATATCCAAGACCGGGTGGTGAATCAGAAGGCTTATACATCGGAACCTTATTAATCACAAACTTTATGTTTGGATCAAAAGTGCCCTTTAAAATGCTTTTGAGCGCGTAGTTACTATTGTACCTTAGAATGTTCAATCTGTCATTCTTGTTTGTAGCTTTTTCAAATTCGTCAAAAATCTCATATATGTTTTTCATTTTAAAATTCATCCAATACTTCGATTAGGTTCTTAAGCCTGTTCTCAATGAAATAGTTTAACATCTTTTGCTTATTGGCGGGCTTCGTGTTATTGAAGGACTCGACAATCTGCTCCTTGATATTCTCTGGCACAAAGTCCAGGTCGACAAGCATTTGGTTTCTCTTGTAGCCTCTCAGCATATTATCTGTTGTACAAAACAGGCTAGGATCGCCATTGATCCATTCAGCCAATTTCTTTTTATTTATAACCTTCTGTCTTTCACCAACTACGAATGTATTATCAGGTGACAGAAAGTTGGGGATGCCATCACCGCGGTCTCCACGAATGATGTGTTCTTTGATATAATCCTGAGGATTGTCCGTCTTAACGAACCTCTTCAAGATTGGGCTATACTGAGAAACGTTAGAATACTTCTGAAGTTGAACGAAGTCTTTGTCCGACGACAAAATGAGAATGTCTTCGCTTGGCGACATTCTTGCGGAAAGAACCGCAATGATATCGTCAGCCTCTGCGCCTTCGACTTCGAGAACTTTATATGGGAAATTTTCTTTGAGTTCTTCCCTGATCTTGTTGAGTGTTTCAAAGATCAAATGCCAATCGAAAGCCGACTTTTCACGGTCGGTCTTTCGATGTGCTTTATAGAACGGGAAGATATCGCGACGCCAATACTTTTTGGAGTCGCAGGCAATAACAATTTCGCCATACTTGTGGCGAAATTGTCTGGCATAAGATCGAAGAGAGTTTAAAACCATGTGCCTAATCAAGGACTCTTCGAGCTTTACATTAGGGTTTGATCCAATCTGCTGCATAAGATTAGAGATCAAGACCTGATTAAGGTCAATCAGAATCATTATGTATTTCCTTACATGCTATACAGGTATTATATAGCTATTCTTTATCCTTGTCAAGTTGATCGGTATCGATGATTTCATCATCGGTGAGAAAGTCAATCGGTTCACCGGTTTCTCGGTTAATCATCTTAACATTCTTATCAATGAAGTCGTGTAAGTGATGAGGAACATCGAAAGAACGATAAACGGCTGCTCTTAAGGAATCTACAGTCATACTAAAGTCTTTTAGAAATTTGTCTGTTGAAGTATCTATGCCGATGTTTTCCATTTCAGTAAGAAGGTATGTTACCAAATCATCGGAAATGCTTTCAGCGAAGTTTTGTTTGCTCTTTTCTTTTACCTGCTCTAAAAACTCTGAGCCTGCAAACTCACGAACAATGCGATTACGAGGAAATTCTACAATGTTTTCCTTCATTTGATGACCCTCATTAGGACTGTATCGGTATTTATACGTCCGGTCGCTTCTTTCGGCTTGCACTTGATATTATCCATGAACTTACGAAGATTAATTTTGCCGGCACTCAGCAAAGCTGGCAGCTTTTCTTCTGGCTTTCGTAGCTTTTTAATTACAGAAGTCTTTTCATCAAAACCGGTGAGCGTTGTACCCTTAACATTTAGACCAGAGGGACCCATTGCATTGTATACCGCAAGTGTGCGGTACTTTGTATTGAATACCCACAATTGCTGGCATCCAACAATATCCGAAGCCTTGACACTTTGAATACCAAAGTCTTTATCTTCAGCTTTGAACTTCAGCTTAGAGATAAGAACAGATACAGGCTTCTCTTTCTTCTTTCTAGGCTTACGTGCAGCACGAACGACATTCGCGCGACCTTCCGCAGCACTAATGAAGCCTCGCACAATTTCAAGATAAGCCTTGAGTGCTGGCTTTTTCCACCGAGAGTATGCTTCTTTTAGATCGGCGTCTTTACCCTGTATCACATCATAGATTTCACTGTACAATGGCTTGTAGTAGTCTGCAATCCTTTGTGCAATCTGCGGCTTGATATCTTGCTGCCTCATCCAAGCAACAGGATCAAAAGACAGTTTGCCAGTCTTAAAGAAGGTATCAAGCATGTTCTCTAGGTCGCCAATAAGGTCGGCCGTCTTTTCACGAACACGTTCTTGAATTGAAATGACAACCTTAGGTTGTTCTACGACTTCTTCCACGACTTCAGGTTCAGTCTTTGCCAAGGCCTTACGAATAAGCTTTTCGATTTTGCCTTTGTATCCATCTGGCAGGTAACCACCCTGAGATAAGATACGACACATCCAACCCACCGCATTGGGTAGCTTAGCCTTGTTCAGCTTCTTAATATCGTCTTTGTTATACTTTATGCTTTTCAGATAAGTGATCGTAAACTCTTTAGCCTGTTCTGCTGTACAGATATAGTTGTACCAGTTGAAGGCTTTAGCAAGATCAATCTCACTACAACCTTCAGCCAATACAGGTTCATTTCCAACATATTTGATATCGGTAGCAGAACCTAGCTTTGTCATTTGATTTCCTTAGATTTGACCGAACTTCATTTCCTTGAAGTCGTTTATCAGGCAGACGCCATACTCAAGATATTCATAATCATAGCTCATCTTTTCAGCCGCGTCAAGGGCTTCCTCAATGATCTTATATACGTTTGACTTTCCGAAAACATCAATCATACGATCCATATCACCTTTCCAGTGATATGTTTCGTCGTCAAACTTTCCGTAGATATTATCTATGGCTTGGGTGTAGGCAACTCTATACTCAGGGCCAAGTGTTTGCAGTATGAAAATACCGTTATCTGCTGACATCACTTCTTTCTATCCTTAAGTCTGTGAGACCTTCTCTTATGCTACAGTGATGCTCTTGATAGAGTCCATGCGAAATGAACGCCAACCACCATTATCAATATCCCATACAGAGAGAACGTTTAAATTCTCCGCGCGCGGACGCACCCTCTTGAAGTAACTGTGGCGGCAGATAGTCTGCCTGCAACGTACAACGCATTTCACGCAGAGTGCCATCAGCCTTTTCAAAAACCACAGTGGCAATGTTACCCTGCAAGGTCTGCTTCAGTTCATAACGATCCATCATTGCTGAGTCCCCATTATTCCATTAGCTTCGATATATACGGCAAGGTCTTCATACCCACCGATACGCTTATTATAGACGAAAATCTGCGGTACAGTCAAGGGCAGATTTTCAGGAAGAAGCTTCTTCAAGTCTTCTCTTTCATAATCATCGCCAAGCTTAAGTTCTTCAAATTCAATTCCACAATCATTCAACAAACGCTTCGCTTTAACGCACCATGGGCAATCGCTTTTAGTATACATCTTGTACATTGTTTAAAACTTCCAGTTTGAGTGACCACTACAAGTAGAACGATAACCATCGGGAGATGGCCAACCGCAAGATACATGATTGAAACAACCAGGCTCATCACAACATCCAAGAAAACGTTTTGCTTTCTCTGTATCGTTCTCTTGAAGAGCCTCAATGACACTATCTTTAAGATTTAGATTAAATTCATTTGATATAGTTAGACCATCACAACAAAGCGGAACATACGCCTCTGGACCAAATCCAAGGCGATCATAGATTAGATAACGATATGAGCCACCCTCTTGTGCATGATCAACAATATGCTTCATTGCCCACTTGACAATGGCAAGTTTCGTTTGTTGATCACATTTATCGACCAATTCATCTAACTCAGGAAAGTCCATTACAAAACTCCAATCTTCTTCAATTCTCGAATACTATTCTCAGTCGAAGTGTGAGTGACCCAAATACCACCACCAGC